CTGGCGCTGACGATCTGCCTTGTAGAGGGTAAGGACGCGACTGGCGCCGGCGGGGTCGACGATGAACTGACCGTTCTTCGCGATGATCGCCCGAATATCCTCGGGCTGCTCTTGAACCCATGCCGCGTAGTCGGCCGATCCCACCACCTGGGCGAAGTCGGCGTGATCCTCGGCCAGCGATCTCTCGTTGGCCTCGACCTGCCGTTCCGCCTCGGCTTGGCTCAGACCTCCGACCGTGCCTCGCAGTTCTGCGATCTCTGCGTCACGGGCGGCGATTTCGGCCTGGAACCCTTCGGCGATCTCGGGAAAGTCGTCCTTGAGTCGCTTCCAATTGTCCGATGAAAAGCCCGCCGGTTTGTCGCCTGCCGCGCCCCCTTGGCCCGTCTGTCGCGGGGAGGTTCGGCCCTGCTGATTGGCTTGGCTCAACGCTCTGGACATCCGCTGGATCTTGGCGTCTTGGCCGCGAACCCGCTTCAGAAGATCGTCTCGTTCAGCGCGTAGGTGTTCCGGGGCATCAGCCCACGGGTCGGCTTGCTGTCCGTTCTGGTCCGAACCGCCAGTTCCTCCGCCATCACCATCGGACGCCTGGCCTTGGTCGTCCTGCTGGTCCGCGGCTGGGCCTCGATCACCGTCTGAGTCAGTCGCCGAAGTGTCTTGCTGGTTGCCATCCGCCTCACCGGTGCCGTCATCACGGTCCCGGTCCCCGGCGTCGTCCGCCCCATCGGCCGCTTCGAGTTGATCCCACGCGGCCTGTTCCGCCTGCTCCACGGCAGCGGGGTCGTTTGGGTCGAACTCGGCAGTCGATCGGTCGGTCATGCGACAACCCTATGTCGTTGACGCGATCGAACCTGCGAGCCTTGAACTACTTTATCAAGAGGGTTGCGGTAAGACGTGACGCGTCTGGTCGCGGGACCGGGCCTCTGCGCCCTGAGGTTGCAGGGACGGAGGCCATCGGTCATCATCCACGAAGGGGGGGTGTCATATGAGAATTGCCGGTCCCAGAGATCGTTGCATTATCTGTGGGCGACAAGCCGAGAGGGGTCGAGGCCGCGGTCGAGACACACGTCAGTATCTCTGCTCTCAATGTGGGCCGTTCGAGATCACCGGTACGGCGGCCGCCATGCTCCCAAGCCGCCTCGCGGAAGACCCACTCGCCATCGCCCGTGCAAGCCACTTCGTGCGTGCGCGGACCTCCGACGAGCATTGGCTGGATATAGACTCGACCATGCTGGACGAGATCGTCTCCCACCCGCTTCCAAGCCCAAGCCAGCAGTTGAACAACCTCCTGGACTGGATGAAAACCCAAGCAGGAGAACACCATTTCGCTGAGATCGACATCAGCGACACCTACGCTCTATCAGCCGTGATTGGGGCGGCGGACGTAGGCGGCGTCAAGCAACTGATTGGTCATGCGGAGGCCAAGGGTCTTGTCACAACGTCGGAGGACGGCACGCTCTTGTCGATGACGGCGAGCGGATGGGAGGTCGCGGAACCAGAAACCCCTTTGCGGGCAGATGATCCTGCGGTGGACCAGAAGGCACAGGTCCCCGAGCCCGCGCAAATGGTGGTTAAGGCTACCTGCCCGCTCTGCGGACCCGACAGATTCGCTAAGGTGGTCGCCAGCCATTCCCAGGCGGGAGACGATCAAGACGCTTATCTAAGCGTCACGATCAACACTCTCAGATGCGAAGGTTGCGGCACGCCTTACGTTCAGAAGCAGACTTTCTGGGCCGAGGACGAGGAGTTCGCCGTCGATCTTGAAACCGGTGCGTCCGAAACGACGGTGCCCCCCAGGATCGCCTACTGGCCGGCCCCCGCCAGGCGGCCGCGACCTCAATGGCTGGAAAGCCTGTCCGACGAGCCGCTGCTTAGTCTCCTGGACGAGGTCTACAGCGCTCTCGACGCCGATCATCGGGTGCTTGCCGCGATCGGTACACGCACCGCGATCGACCGTGCCCTGGAGCTGAACGGCGCCGACGCCGCGGCGACCTTCGCCGAGAAGATCAAGAGCCTGTTCGATAACGGCACCATCGGGCAGAAGGAGGAGGAAACCCTGTCGGTCCTGACCGACGCGGGCAGCGCCGCCGCCCATCGCGGCTGGCGCCCGAGCCGCGAGCTGCTCTACAAGGTGGTGGTAGGCATGGAGGCCTTCCTGAACCGCACACTCATCGTCCACAAGACGGTGGATGGCATCAAAGGCGACGTGCCCATGAAGGAGAAACGCCGCCGTAAGAAGCGACCGTGACCGATTAGATCGGGGCGTTCCCAAGAGATCCTGCGATTATGCTCACCCTGCCCAAAGCCACCGCGAACTCCGGAGACTGGTTGCTGTCGCCAGGCCCTTCTAAGCTTCGACGTTTTTAGCCATTCGCGGCCCCCACAGGAACAACGTCCACGCGGGTTATGGTCCAGCCGTGGGGGGAGAACTGCTCTACAGCAGCGTCAATCAAGTCGTCGAGCTCCGAGGAATCGAACCGCTCGCTGCCAGGATCCAGCTCAAGGTCTGTTTCAATGACGAGAACGGCCTTGTGATGCCCATCCGCCATCTCCCATTTGAAGTAGCCTCGCAGAATATGGCTGTTCGACACGCGACCTCTCCCCCATATGATTGCATTAGATGCATATAGGTACAGAAGGCCGGGTTCCACACCCTCTCGGCTCCGAAGCCGTACAAAACTGATTCGCTATCGCCCCCGCCGCGCCCGCTCGGGCAACTTCAGGATCTTTCGCATGGCGGCGATGTACCCGCGCTCGAACTCGGTCGGCCCCTCCGGGAGATTCGGTGAGGCCAGCCGAGTGAGCGAACCGGCGATCTCCTGCTCCAGATAGGGCGCGAGAGACAGCCACGTGTTCGACTGTACGTCGATGGCGAGGCCGACAGCGTGCTCGGGATTGACTGGCTCATCGTCGGAGTCCTGGCGGCGCAGGAACTCGGTGACCTCGGGTGGAACCTGCTTCACACGGCACCGCCTGCTGACCGCCCGGTCGCCTCGACCATCGCCATCTCGGAGGCGCGCATGCGTTCCTTGTGGCTCACATCGATCTTGGTGCGCTCAAGCATCGCCTGCAGTTCATCGAGCTTGATGTTCGACGACTGCGCAACCTCCATCATCTTCGTGTCGCGCTGAATCAGGGCGACCTCTCGGCGGGACTGCGCGTTGATCTCGGCGATCTGCCGCTGCACCTCCAGCTTGACCATCTCAGGGTCCGGCTTCGGCGGCTGCTGGGCCTGCTGCTGGCGTTTCTCCTCGATCTCGTCATCGGTCAGCACCCACTCGTCGGCCGGAACCTTGCCGGACGCGACCACGCGGCGATACGCCTCTGGCACTCTGGTGTATGAGCGCACCTCGGGATCCGCGAGGGCGAGATTGAACAGACCCAGCATGTTCTGTGCCTGGATCTCCTGGACCAGCAGGACCGAGGAGCCGCGGGCGTTCACCTGCATGTCGCCCTTGATCGAGTGGTCCGGGTTCCACTGCATGTTCCAGTCGTAGAACCGTTTGATCAGCGGGGCAGTGATGTCGTCATCGAAGCCCTTCACGACGCGCCGGAAGACGACGTTGGTCGAGTTCATCAGGATCGACATGCCCTGGGCGGTCTGGGTGACTTGGCTGTTCTGCTGTCCCTCGGCCAGCATGCTGATGCCGGTCTCTTCGTCGACAAACTGCAGGGCCGCGTTGACCATCGCCAGCAGTTCGCCCAGCTGCGCCGGCAGATCGAAGGTCTCGAATAGCCGCTCGCCCTGCGCGGTGACGCGGGTCTTGAGCCAGATCTTTCCGCCTTCCAGGTCCCATTTGCCGTTCAACGGCTCGATGCCGGTCTCGTCGATGACGATCTGCGGAACCGTCGAGAGGCCGGCGTTGTCGAGGATCGCGCGCCAGAACGCGCAGATCGACGCCTGGATGTCGCGCATGGTGTACGGCACGCCGTAGCCCCAGGGCGTCCCTTCCTCGCGCTGCCAGCGGAACATGCCGTAGATGCACTCGTTGGTGTCGAGCGCCTGTTCCCCGAACTTGATGATCTCGCCGTCGCAGAACCAGACGCAGACGTGCACCTCGAGCAGCGGGTCGACGTCCTCGTAGTCGACCGCCATGTCGATCTTTCCGAGGGCGTAGGCGATCTCCATCATCTTGTTGGCAGTGATCGAGCCGTAATACTCGAAGACGTGAAAGTAGTCGCTGTTCGTGTCCTGGTGGCTGCCCGTCATCGTCCTCAGTTCGGAGACGAAATACGGCGCGCCGGAGGTCGGCTTCTTCTTCAGCAAGCGACGGATCGCGGCCTTGTCGAACCCGGGCAGCTTCGCGAGTTTCCGAAGGTGCTTTGCCTTTTAGAGGTGACGTTCGAAGGTGCCGTCGCCCTCGGTGTGGTCTTCGACGTCCGGGTCCGGGAAGAAGTGCCAAGGATCGACGCGGTACCCCGCCGGGCGCATACGGTTCTTCCGGTCGACCAGTCGGATGTACGGCGCGCCATCGGGGCCGATCATCTCCTGCCAACGCCGATCGGGCGTCATCAGGCGGACCGGACCCTTGATGACCCCCGCGCCGAGTCTGCAAGCCTCCTCGATCACCTGGCGGGCCTGCTCGTTATAGCGGCACTCGATCAACTGGTCAGCGATCGCATCCTGCATCCCGTCGGCGGAGCGCTGGGCCTTCTTGATCGCCTGGCGAGAGCGGCCGGCCTCGTCGAGCAGGGGCTGCGCTTCACTGATCAGTGCCTCGGCACCCTGCGGATCACCGGCTTCGAGCATGGCATTCGCCCGCTGCTCTACCTGGGTCCCCATTGCGTCCAGGTCCTCAAGGCGCCGCACGACCTCGGGAACCGGTGTTGGCTCGATGGCCCAGTTCCGATCATCCGTCGGGAACAGCATGTCCCCGAGTTTGGCCGCCGCAGTGTTTGTCTTCGACCGCGTGACATTCAGGAACATCTCGCTGCGGTTCTGCTTCGCCAGATCCTGGAGCAGCTTGTCCGGGTAGATCCCGTGGTACTGACGCAGATCCTCCAGCCATCTCTGTTCGAGAGGGTGCTTGAGCCCGATGCGGCGATCGACCTCTGCCTGCAGGTCCCCCACGAATCCCGATAGGGCCTCGGCCAGCCCCTCGCTGAGATCGTCTTCGCCCTCGTCACGGAGGGCCAGCACCTGGTAGTCGCCCCTCTCGGCTTCGATCATGGACATGGGCTGCCTCCTCAGTATCCAACCCGACGCGTTGCGGTTCGATCGCCGGCGACTTCCCGCGGACGCCCGGATCTCGCCACCATCAATCCGCCCGTCATCGCCAGCCGGGTGGCGCGCATGAGCGGGCGCCCATCGTCGACAGGCTTCCCGTCGTCGCCCTTGTGATAGGTCCGGTACTCGCGCAGCCAGTGCTGACAGGTGCGGAACACGAGCAGTCGGCCGGTCGCCAGTCGGTTCGCGGTTTCCGTGGTGCCAGCGGCGAACGGATCGGGGAGTGGACTGAGCTTCACTTTGGCGCGCAGGTAGTTGTTGAGCACCTGACGGCCGACATCTTCCGTACGCTGGTTGCCGGTCGGTGCGAAGACGCCCGGCACGTGCTCGCCGCGCAAGCTGATCGAGGCCGCCTGCACGGCGATGTCCGCGTTCTCGCGCACGTCCTCGCTGTAGACGTAGACCGTGTCGACGTTCGGGTCTCGGGCGATCCACAGGGCGGCCGTGCGATCGTGCGTCACATCAAGCGCGAACGCCTTGGGCCAGGACGGCGGGATGTTTAACGGGTCGACGATGAAGTCGTCCTCCGGCGTCCGGTAGACGTGGCCCTCGCCCATGGTTGGGAACAACTCAGTCATGGCCCACACATACGCGTCTGCACGGTCGGGGCTGCCGTTGCCCTGATAGCCGGCCGTGGTGATGTTGCAGAGTTGATCTTCGAGTGGAGTGAAGGTGCCCACATGGCTGATCCGCCCGGCCTCGGCGAGGGATGCAATCGGTTCGGCGCGCACGTGCTTCCCGCGGGATGCGTGGACCTCGATGATCGGCAGCCCGACGCGTTCGGTCTCCAGGGTGTTGCGCACCAGATCGCCGCCCTGGTTGCGCTCGATGACGATCGCATCGGCCCCGTACTTGTCGAACAGCTCGACCGCGCGCCTGGCCCATTGCTTCGGTGTCCCGTGGATCGAGGCATCTTCCATGAGATACGCGCGCTCGTCCTCGCCCTTGGCGACAGCGATGATGCCGTGCTCGTTGGACGCCCCATTGTCGGACACCGCGTGGTCGACGGAGATGACGATGCGGTGCAGCTGCGGCCCGTCTTCCTCCAGCCACTCCTTCGAGACGCGGTTCTTGGCAATGATGGTGCGGTTGAAGATCGCTCCGATCGCCTGGGGCTCATAGGCGCCGAGCCAGATATGCGCGTGCCGATCCGGTCGCAGGCGCCGATCGTCGATCTCTTCCTGGGCCAGTTCATCGGGCAGCCAAGGATTATCCGAGTACAGGGCCTCGACGACGATGGAGTTGCTGCGGCGGTTGGGGCCGCGCAGCATCTGATCGATCGCGTCGGTGGCGTTCCGGGGGTTCCAGGACGCCCAGATCTGCGAGCCAGGCCGGCGGATCGTGGGGATGAGGATCTCAAGGCTGCGATCGCTGACGGTATGGGCTTCCTCGATCCAGGCGCGCTTGTATCCCTCCAGCGATTTGATGCTGTCGGCGGTGTGCTCTTGCAGCCCCTCGAAGATGATCCGACCGTCGCCGGGCGTGATGATGCGGTCAGAGAGCGGGCGGAACTTGTGGCCGAGACCGCGCGCGCGGATCTTGTCTTCGATGAGCTTCTTGACCGATTGGTCGAGATCCTTCTGCACCTCGCGCAGGCACACGGCCCACATGGGCGGCTCAAGGACACACTCTTCGACCAGCAGGTCGGCGAAGAAGTGAGACTTGCCGCTGCCCCGACCACCGTGCGCCCCCTTAAACCTTGCCGGTTCGAGAAGCGGCAGGAAGACCCGGGCGGTTGGTATTTGCAGGGTCGACAACGACGCGCTCCACCTTCGTGACCTCGTGCTCGATGGGCCCGCCATCCCGGCCGGTGACCTCGACGCGACTGACGGCGGACGGCAACTCGCGGAACGCCTCCAGGCGCCTCAGGGCCTCGTTGCGGTCGTGCATCTTCACGCGGATGCCGTTCGGGCCCTGCCACACCTCGGCGATGGCACAGGTGACGTGCCGGGGCAGTTCCTCGCTCGGCTTCGTGAACACCACGCCCTTGAGCACAACGGTCTTGCCGTCCTCCTGGATCTCCTCGACGTTGGCCCAGCGCACGACGTCGGTGATGTCGGCCCGGGCGATCGCCTCGTAGAGCTTGATCATCTCGGCCGTTTCGAGGTCTCCGGCCTTCTGCGCTTCGGCCATGCGGCGTTCGATCTCGGCGGCGACGGCCGGCTTGTTCAGCCGCCTATGACCGGCCTGGTGCTCGTTGCCGACGTGCGGAAAGAGGTTGCGGACCGCGGCGGCAGAGTTGAAGCCGTTGCGCATGTACTCGTCGCAGAACAGCAGGTCCTCGGGCGTGAGCTTGGTGTGCGGCTTCCGGCCGGTCTTCGCCTTGCTGCGGCGGCCAGGCGGCTTGGCTTTCGGGTGCGGGGCGGCTGGAAGGGTCACGCGGCCCTCCTCATCAGGCGCCGGGCCCGACGGCCGGGCAGACGCATCGGCGGTTGAATCCGGGTGCTGGCGCCGTCGGCCAGCCACGCGCGCCCGCGCTCGGTCAGGACGATCTGCCAGGGGTGCAGGATGTCATCGCCCCAGCCGTTGCGGAGCACGAACGGCGGCGAACACTGCGCCACCTCGGCAAGGCCATAGGTCAGCAGTTGGCGCACCGGATCGGCCGTCGACGTCTCGCGCGTGCGGTCGTAGGGATCGCGGCTCGACCAGGTCTCGGTGCTGTTGCACAGCGGGTGCAGCTCGAACACGACCTTGCCATCCGGCTCCGCGAGCTGCCGGGCCATGTCGACAGCCTCGGGTGACAGGGCGAGGCTATGGACGGCGGCGGCGCTACGCATGCGGCACCTTCCTGGTCGTCCCTCGGATGGTCGAATACTGGTTCGACATCGCCCGGTTGCCGGTCGATTGCTGCCGCAACTCAAGCACCAGCGCGCAGCCGACGAACACGAGGCACACCACGAAGCCAGCCAGGAACCAGAGAAGCGCACCGAGCCCGGGCATCAGGTGACCTCCGTGATCATTGCCATGGGCCCGTTCTCCTCTCGCTACGCGGCCTGCGCCGCCTTCTGGTCGACGAGGTTCTGCAGCATCCGCACATAGGGCCGCGGGTACATCTCCGGGTGCTCCAGCGCGTGCTGCACGGCCTCGTCTTCCGGGTCGAACTCGGCCAGGCGCTCAGCGTCGACCGGGTTGTGCGCTGTGTGAAAGCCGGCGCGCTCCATCGCCGGGCGGACCGCCATCCACTGGCCGAGGCTGCAATGGGAGGGGATTCGGGCGACGGTCGGCGTCTTGGCGTGCGGGTGCAGGATCTGCGGGTTCGTCACCGCGCGGCGGCCCATCGCGAACGGGTCGAGGTCCGGATCCCGCTCGGGAGCGTAGCGCAGGACCACGATGGCCTGGATCACCTCGGGCGGCACCACCTCGAGCGCAGTCGAGCACAGCAGGCCGAAGCGATAGGCGGCGAGGACCGTCATGCCGCGGGCTCCTCCCGGCCGATCATGTCCGCGTAGTTCGGCACTCGGTGGGCGCGCTCCTTCACATCCGGCACGAGGCGTTCGGCGGCGGAGGAGAAGTCCAGCGTGGTCGTCGGGTACCACTTGCCGTTCAGCTCACCGGTGATCATCCCCGTGGCTTCCCGGAGCCGGCGGTATGTCCAGGCGATCAGGTCGCCCATCTGCTCGATCCGGGCCGCGTGTTCCTGCACGCCGTCGCGAACCTCCGCCGGATCGTCGGGGTAGACCAGCCGATCGCAGGCGGTGCACTTGAGGCCCTGGCACCCGTTCGACGTGATCACCGGCTGCAGCGTGGGCGGCGTCGGCGTGCCGCCCGAGATCTCGCCGCTGTTCGGGTTGAAGTGCCACGGATCCTTGATGGCCCGGCCGACGCCCGGCGGGACCACGGCATTGAGCGCCCGCGCGAGAGCGCCGTCCGGCTGCTTCGTGCCCATCAGGTACGCCTCGAACTCGCGCGCCGCCTCCAGGACTTTCGCGTGACCGAGATGCGCGTAGGCCACATGCGCCGCATGGAAGGCCGCCCTGCGGATATCGCCTCCGGCCTCGGCTTCCTCGTCGCGGTGAAGTTCTGCGGCCATTCGCGTCCACTCCTCTACCGTGCTGTCAAGCCCGATATCAGTTCGAAATTCACTTTATAAGCCCGGATTCACGGGCCCGGTTTCTCGGCCTCGGCGAGCATCCGTTTGGCTTCCCGAGCCCGATCCAGGTCGGACATCGAGGCGTCGCGGGCCATGGCGCGGAGCTTGTCGGCCTCGGGTCTCGGCAGGCGCTTGAGGGCCGCCCCGAAAACGCGCTCGCCGGTGTCGAGGAACAGATCCGGGTGCTGATCGTCCGGCCTGGCGGTCGCGTTGGCGGCGATGGCGTTGCGCACATCGCGGTCTCGGGCCTTGAGCGTGCCGGGTGGTTCCTGGCCGCTGTCGGCCAAGCGGGCGTTGACCTCGGCGAACACGGCTCGGCAGAGCGCCGCGGTGGCCCCGGCGTCGATCCAGTCGAGCGCGGTCTGCAGGTCCATCGGCTTCGGGAATGGCCGTCGTCGTTCGGGTCCCCATGCCTCGGCGATGGCGTCGTCGAACGCGGCGATGATGGCGCTCGCTTCCCGCTTTCGATGATCCACTTCCCCCGGCCCTGACGAGGCGGGTGGACCGGGTTCGGCGTAAGGGGGACCTATGGGGGGGATTCTGGACTCTGGACTCTGGGCTTTAAGGCCCCCCTTAACCCCATGGTTATCCGGTGGCTTATCCTGTTGGTTATCCGGCGGCGGATTTCCTTTGTGTTTTCTGTTACTTGCGG